TACTCCTAAATCTTGACTTGGTGAAGGGTTTGAATACCCACTAAATTGGTTCATTACATCCATCAACGCGTTCTGTTGACCGCTTCCTGTTGGTGACTGTGCCAAATTCTTTGCAGTTGCCGACTGTTGTTCCATCATCGCAGACTGCTCCTTTGCAGCCATTGCCTTGTTTCGAGCGTCTCGAATCATCGCAACCTGCTTGCCAGCCACAATCAAATTCGGATCAACGCCAAGCATGTCGGAATATGAGTCTGCCCACTTGTCAGAATCGAACTTGTCAAGCACATCAGGTTTCATTTGAGCAATTGCGCCAAGGTTTCCAACGAACCGATCAACGCTATTCGTTCCAATCGCTCGTTGAGCCTGTGCCAACATCGAAACAAACTCAACTTCTAACTCCATGCCCTGCAACTCTGGTGGCGCTGGCGGAACAATGCCAGCCTGAACCATGTGCTGAAAAGTAATGTCAATAAGTGGGTCAAGTAATTCGTTGTGGAGGCGCTCGATCACGGGACCAAGCATCAACAACTTCTCTTCGTGTCGTTCAGCAACCTCTGTCGCAGTCATACGCGTATCAGTCGCATTCGCCAACATCATAAACAAGTCAGCATAAAAAGACCCACGAACACGATCACGGACATCCTGAATGTCGCCAAGAAGGTGCTGTAAATTCAAATTCACCTCGAACGCCGTCTTAATACCCTGGCTGCCACCGTCAACAAAGGTGATACCGCCAGGCAAACTCTCAACATCTCGGTTCTTCATCGAGTTCGACACCTGACGAGGGGGCTGCGTCTGATAGTCAATGACCTGAGCCTTACGCAACTGCTCATGCTGCAACTGCTTGATGTCGCCGAGAGCCTCCATACCAGGGGAATTGCCGTAGATGTCGCCGCCGACAACGCTCCAGCGCGGACACATCACTGGAAAGTGCTTGTATCCACCCTCTCGCAGAAATTTCCCGTCATCTCCACCAACCTCAAAGTAACAACTGCGAAAAGGCATGTTCTTCGCATCCTTCTTCGACGAATCCCTGTCCTCACGCGGCTCAATCGCATGAATAATCGGTATCCACTGATCCAAACTGCCTCGGTCATACAGATTCCTGACAGAATGAGAGCAATTCTTGTAACCAAATTCCTTAACGAGTTCGGCAACCGTCTTGTCAAACTCTCGGTACAAAGTGCAAACCATTCCCTGATAGTCAGACGCAATGCAGTACTCGCCAACAGTCACAGGGTAATGGTGAATGACATTCTTAAAGTCGGGCAACACAATGCTGACAGCCGTACCAAACGCTCCCAGTTCCTCATACATCTGATGCAAAGACCTGTAGGTGTTCGACTGCTGAAAAACAGACTGCATCCTCTTCGTCACCGTGTCCAGCCACAACTTGACTGGAGAATATGCATTCAAGTCAGGATCTCCAGTCCCTAGACGAAACCACTGACGGGCAGGAGAAGTCGCACCAGCCATCATGCCAGCGCCAAGAGTTCGCAAGGCGCGTGTACCAGTGTTGTCGTAAATGTTATTGTGACGGCGATACCCACGGTTTCTGTCCTGCTGAAAATATCGACCATTGCGAGGCAAAATGTAAGAAGTGATCTCCTGCCAATGTGCAATCCAACTTGCCCGTTCAGACTTCAAATGACCAAGACGGGTAAGCAATTGCTCCCGCTTTGGTGCGCCCTTGTAAGACTGATTGTCGGGTGAATACTGCATTAACTTCCAAGAAGAGATGACTTGCCAAGTGCAAGAGCGTTTGGATCAACACCAGTCGGACCAGTCAACATAGTTCCATTTGCACCACCACTTGATGCAGCCGAGGCAGATTCCATAATCCCTGCAATATTCGGTTGTTGCTGGTTTGCCCTATTCATCGCCATCTCGCTTTGCTTGCGCTGACCTTGAGCCGCATTGACCGCTTGAGTCTGCGCTTTCTGTTGTCGCGCCAAAGAATCCGCTTGCTTACGCTTGGCATCTTCGCCAGCAGCAATTGAATAACCAGCACCTGCGGCAGCGGCGGCGGCTCCAACAACTGCCGCACCTGTAGCAGCAGCAGTAGCGGCAGATGCACCAACAGCAAGTCCAATACTTGAAAACAATGGCATTACTTCGCTCCTTTGATGTATGTTCGTTCACTCATTTCGTAGCCAAGCCTGTTCAATGTAGTACCAACTGGCTCCTGTCCTTCAATCACTAAATCGCACATCGCAATCAAATCTGCGCCATTCTCTCTTGCCCAATTCTCGTAAGCCTTGATCAACTTAATCGAAGCAATTGTGCCTCGATTCTCTTCATTTACCCACCACATCATTTCAGCAGCCAATTTTGTTGAAGGCGAATACCAAACAGTTGTCATCATCGCAGCCAAGATTCCAACCGCCTTGCCTCCAACATCAATAACAAAAATAACTCCAGATTCCAACACCAATTTCACAGTATTTACGATGTCTTCTGTCGTGTTTTTAATCAAAGAACCGTGAGGGGCAAACGCAAGAAACCTTTTTGCCATATCAACAATCTGATCAAATTCATCAGTCGATATTTCAGAAAAAGTAATGCGCCTGACTTCAGTCATACATGTTTCCAATGATGAAAAATTATTGCCAACACAAGACTTACGGGTACCTCTTTACAATCATTTTTGAAACTCAGGAGCGTATGGGTCGTACTCGTGATGAGTCCTCTTCCTCAAACGCGTCGCAATGTCATATGGCACACGCTTTGAAACTGGGTACGCAAAGGTCAGGCACAAAGCATCTGCGATGTCAGGGCTTCCACCGCCTTGCAAACGCTTCTTAATGTCATCCTTAGATTCCAAAACTTTTCTCCCACTTGCGTCATACCAAAAAATAGGTGTGGCGAGTTCCTGCTTCAAGTTCGCGCAATCGGGGATGGCACCCCCCCCTTCGATCCACTCACGCATGAGCCACCACATTTCCATCCGCCGATTCGCAAATTGTTTGTCCATCACCGCCTTCCCGCCGAATGGGACTTCGATGGGATCGTAATCGAGTTGGCGCAGTCGGTCGATGACACCTGACCCCGCCCCTGCGTCCACGAACACAGCATCAGGTTGCCACGATTCGATGATGCTTGCGACTCGCCCAGCCAAATCCATATTGTCAATGCCCCTGTAGATCAACGGCTCGAAGCACACCAAGCCTTGACGCTTGCAGATGACTGATCTGTCATCGCCGAATCGTGCAGGATCAACGCCGAGAATCCTTGGCGCAGACTCAATATCTTTGTCCACATATTCACGCCGACTCGCCGTGATCGCATCAGAGAGAGAGATCAATTGATCTTCAGCGGATGCATCGAAATCGCACAGATATTCTCTTGCAAATGCGACCTCAGACATATCTCTTTTCAATCGATCAACCTCTTTGGAGTCGAGTGAATTCGTGTCATAAACCGTATATTTTGCGCCGTACCAATCGTCAAGTGTGAGAGACTTTTGGAATAGTTCGCTGAACAAATTCACGCCGTTGGGCGTTCCAATAAATACTGCCCAGCCGTGTCGATCCGATGTCGCAGGTTGCAGGACATCGCTCCAAATTTCAGGCTTGCACTGTGCCACCTCATCGATGACAACGCCGTCAATTCGCAAGCCTCGCATTGCGTTGGGATTGTCAGCACCGAACAGTCGAATCATGCTCAAATTGTGCTTGAATTTGATTGACAATTCGGATTCATTGATGATGATCGCATCGAGCAATCGAAGCGGTTCTAATTTTAATTTCAGCCTCGCCCAGGCAATCGATTTCGACTGTGACAGGAACGGTGCGACATAGCAAAAGAAGCCTTGATCCTTGTCGAATTTCAATGCGGAGTTGATGAGTTGCATCAACGCCAATTCTGTTTTTCCTGCTCGGCGGTGAAGTGCCAACACCGTGAATCGCTTCAACTTTTTATGGCATTTCTTCTGCCAAGGTCTCGGCGAATACTTTATTTCGATGTCAGTTTGCTTCGTCGTTGGCATCGGGAACGCCCGTGATTACGCGCAGATTTAGACCACCTGCGACATCGTGAGACAGTCGAGCCTGATCGCCATATCGCTTGGAATTCAACTTCATCGCCAACCATTGCAAGGTCATTACTTGGTTGCGAATGTGGTTCACGCTTGCGCTGTCATACGATCCAGTCAACGGATTTTTTTCAGGCAATGATGTCGCCAAATCCTTCATTTGATCCACCCAAGTATGCGCTTGCAACTCTCTCGCCCGTGTGTACTTGATGTCGAAATCTTCACGATCTTCTCTTATCCACCTCATCCCAGTCGCCATTCCAACCATCTTTGGGTCTCTGCAAATCTCCCGTAAAGACTGCCCAAGTGCGAGTCTTTCGCAAATCTCATCGGCAATTTTCGCATTGTATTTCGTCGGTCTTCCTGCACTTTTTATTGCATTTTCCTTTGACGGTCTTGTGACTCTAGCCATTGATTCTCCTCCATTTTGACGGTGTTTGCGCTCGAATGTAGTACTTACAAATCTTCTGAACAGTTGACCTTCGAATGCCAAATATCGCAGAAAGTCGGCGATATCCAACCATTTCGTCTTCGTGCATATCTCTCATTTTGTCCACAATTTCCTGTGAAATAGTGCAATTCTGGTGAGACATTCCGATGCGATATCCATTCTCATTCATTCCGATTACGGTCATTCCATCACTTTAATCCTCCCAAAATCGATGTCAATAGCAAAAAATAATATCTATAAAAATAGGCATTTCCGATAAATCTTGATAAATACCAAAGAATACTCTTGCATACAGTCGATTACCTTGTATGCTTCACACAGGTACGAAATTAACAAGCCCAAAGGGCAGATTGGAAATGACAATGACAATGAAAGCAAACGCAGAGATTCAGGCACTCACATCAGCACTAGTACACATCACAAACAACCACAAAATTTATGGCGCAAAAAGTGCAATTGCAGACACCAGTTACATCGCAGACATTTTGCTTCAATCACTTGAGACGATTCGTGCATTGCGAAAGGAGCGAGATGATCTGATCAATGAGATCAATGAGGTCGAAGAGATGCGTCGATGCATTCACACAATGATTCGCAAAAACAAAGATTCAATCTCCCGCTGATTGCTCACCCCACTCGCCTCCCAAGGCGAGGACGGTCTGCACTCCGCAGAAATTTGGACACCCGCCGAAAGGCAGAAAGAAAACGCAATGTCAAAAGTAAAGAAAACCGTGCTTCAGGTCGCAAAGCAAATTGCCAAGAACCAAGGCGTAGGAATCGGTCAAGCAATAGAAGAAATGAAGGACACACTAAAGACCGAAGGTTTGCATGTCAATCGAGTATTGATCGTGGACACAGACGATGGATCATACGAATTGCAAGAGATGAATCTTATCGAGACAATCAGAGATTGCGCCAAAAAAGAAAACTTGGACTTTGCGCTTTTCCCCGTGATGGAGTCGCTGGGATTCATTGATGGTGGCACAATGGACTATTTCGTCGCTGACAATTTCCACGCACCATCGTGGACTCGATCAGTATCACAATTGCCCGAAGAAGAACTCGGTCTCTCATACGCAGAGATTTGGAAGCGTTACACGGTCAAGCAACGGGCAACAATCCTGTGCAAGTTTGTTTCGACATTCGTTGATTCCGCAATTGAAGACTGAACAAAGAAAGGCAACACATATGAAAAAGCAACACAATAATTCCACACGGATCGTCGCACGACAACGAGAGTTTGACAGAGCAGTCATTGAAGAAAAATGGATGGGCTTCGCTCATTCGATTCTGTCGCAACAAATGTCCACAGAAGAATTCTTCGATGATGTGGACTGCATCGACATCACGGTGCAGGATCGGGTTTCCGACTTCATCGTGGAACTTGGCGATTGGCAAGCGATGGGTTGGAAGGAAGAAAACAACGCAACTGTCCTACTCGCACGATTTCTCTACAAGGAGTTCAAATGAACATATTCAACGCACAACTTGAATCGCCAAATTTCTCATTCTCTGCATACGGTCGCACCGAAGCGCAAGCGAGAAAGGCTCTCATTCACGGTTTGAGGGGACACGCAATTTATTACAGCATCAGACGAGATTGGTGGATGGAATTCGCAGACGACATCATCGTGATCGAATTAGAATTGAACGCTTGCTATCGAGATGGTGCATTGTGGCGCAGGGGTGATGGCAGTAAATGATTCAATCGTGTAGTTCCGCACTCGACTCCCCTGCCAAGGGGAGAAGAGTCTGCAACTCCGCAGAGTTAGACACACTCAAAGAAAGGCATCAAATGAAAATCACCGTGACCGAAAAAATTTTCCTGGAAGAATTCCGCACCTCATCGAGAGCAGATCAATTCTCTCGTGAGGCTCTTGTTGCGATCTTCGCTTACATCACAGAGGCGGAGGGCGATGTCCCTGCTGACGAGGGTTCAGACATTGAACTCGATGTCGTCGGCATCTGTTGCGAATATGTCGAGGTCGAGAATTCCGACACCGACGAACTCGAAAATTATTCCAACTGCGATGTGGTCGCAGAACTTGACGATTCAACCGTTTTCATTCAATCCTAAACCAAGAAAGAAATTACAAATGACAAAGACAAAATTAGCAACAAAGAAAAAGTCCTTCGCCGAAAGAGAAAAAAAGTTGAGGAAGCGTTTGGAATTTTTCAACATGAAATCATGGGTGGAGTTGCCATCACAAAACGACTTGCTCCGTGCGCTCGAAGATGCAATGGAACTGGTCGAAGATATGAATGAAAGCCAAGAAGAGGAGACAACATGAAAAACAAAATTCCAACAGATTCGCAGATCATCATCGATGTCACTAGAGCGTTTGCGAAAGCAGATGCGCTCGGTGGCAATTGGATCGACTGCTTGCCCGACTACATCGACTGCGATGAGAATCTGACAAACGACAATCACTACATCGGGACTCTTGCCGATGGTCGCAATCTTTTTTACACTCCTCACGCAATGGACATCGTCCTGATTGAGGAGGTCAAATAAAAGCATCCGCCCCACAATGATTCCAAGCCCCTCGGTGGGGCTTTTTTTATTCCTGCTCTCATCGTTCACGCTGGCAATCGTGTCTCGCAGGATCGACTGTGGAGCGTTTGTTTGCTTCGGGAGTCCTACCGTCAGTCCAAATTTAGAACGCTTCAGAATCGATCTGCGCTGACTGGGCTTTTGGGACTTTGCCCAGCACCTGCGCGTCGATTTGGGAAATGTTGCTTCGAGACCCGTTTCTCTTTACGGCAACTGGCATAGGGAGGATTGATCAAATTTTTGGATTCGTTCTCCAAGCCATTCCATGCAATTAACTGCCATCGAATTTCCAAGGGCTTTATATCGAGGTCCATCGGGACAGTCGTCGGCAAGTTTCTTCTTCCAAGGGATCGCCGTCCAGCCATCTGGGAATCCTTGTAGCCGTTCGCATTCGGTCGGAGTCAGGCGGCGAACTTGCATAGTTGCTGAATGAACGGCGGCAACCTGTTGAGTAATTTCGCTTGACTGTGGCGATCTAGATGGGTCATTCGTTGCTGTAATTGTTGGCGCAACTGCCACAGCATGAACATCGTGTCCGTGCATTGCGTTGATCGTGTATGACGATCCATCCGTAGAAACGCAAGCGTTCGACTTGCTTCCCTGCATATTGACAACTGCCACAGCAATCCCACCTTGATTTTTGCTTGGGCAAGGATTTGAAGTATCAATGCACTTTGCAACATCAACCACATTGCAACCGCTTATTGGGTTGTTGGATTTCATAGAGTTGCTTGCAAGCGAATCAAACGAATATGCAACAGCCTGTGCGCCAGTTTGATCGATGGTGTAAGCAGGAGATGTTTCGTTTCCAACGCCGATTCCATTTTGGTTTTTCTCGATGACTCTTGAGTCTTGAATTGGGATGACGAGTGGCACATTGCCACCACCAGTCCCGTATCTAGAAACGCAACTTGGCGCAACATCGTGCGGACCAGTGATTCGGCTGTCATTGGGGTGGTTTTCAAACAGGATTGCGGTGACTGGTTGCAACACAAATAAACCGCATTCACTTCCAGCTGGACCGCCACTTTGCTTTTGCCACTTTGATGTGACTGTATCGGAAGCATTGATATCACTTCCGCAATACATCGGCTTTGATTCATCAAAGACTAAGTGTTCTCCTCGACTACTTGGGACTCCACCATCGCCACCGCTTCTAAGGCAGCCAGCAACATCGGCGGAAGTTCCTTGCCTCGACGAGCCGCGCGTCGCAGAATACCTGAGCATGCTTTCTTGCTCAAATAAAACCTTTGCGGGACCGATGTGATCTCCAGCACATCCGACAACGAAGACACGCCGTCTGCGCTGCGGGACGGCTCGTGGATGCCCGTGTGTTCTGCACCATTGAGCGTCAAGAATTCTGTAGGCGAACCCATACCCCAGTTCCCCCAACCCTCCGAGGAAGGAACCAAAATCTTTTCCTCCGTTTGACGACAGAACTCCAGGGACATTTTCCCAAACGATCCACTTGGGTTTGAGATGCTCAGCAATTGCGAGAAATGTAAGCATAAGGTTTCCGCGTGGGTCTTTGAGTCCTTGCCTGAGTCCTGCGATTGAGAAGGATTGGCAGGGAGTCCCTCCGACGAGGAGATCAATATCTCCTGCCCGAATAGACCAATCTCTGAATTTTGACATGTCGCCATAGTTTTTTACCTTTGGATAGTGGTGTGCGAGAACTGCTGAAGGGAACGGTTCGATTTCTGAAAAGCCGACTGGTGTCCAGCCGAGTGGATGCCAAGCAACCGATGCGGCTTCAATGCCTGAGCAAACGGACAGATATCTCATTTGGTGTAAATCCTCATTGGTTTCAAGTTTTCTTGTGGAACAAAGTAGGCTGCGCTTCGACCGTTTGGCGCAGAAATGTATTGGGAATCCTTGGCATTGAATCCTTCGATCCATCCGCTGATCTTGTAGTTGGGGCAGGTGCCAGTCAAAGAATGTAGTTCTCGTTGTCGTTGTCATTGTCTCGAACAATCAACCTGCCTTGTTCGAGTGGAGTCCACCTGACTTGAATGCCAGCAAGATCTGGCGACTTGTATGTGTCCACGGATCCTGAAAAATAGATTCCCAAGGCTTTGGCAACTGCGACTTCGGCTAGTGCGCCTTCGACATCGATGCCCCAGGGATCGCCTTGTGTGCTTCCACGATCCAGTTTCTTGGCAATGGATGAAACACGGCGACGAACTCCAACCATTGCTCCCATGATTATTTCGTATGGTTCGAGTGTGATGTTCACAATTTCCTCTTGATCAATTTGTTGAGTTCGCTTCGAGCGATCATCATCTGTTCGTGATTGAGGTTGGATGTCACAAGGATTGATGTGCCAGCGCGACGAAATGCGTCAATGTATTCGAGCAGGGTTTCTTTGGTCGGCTTGGTGTTGTTTTGCAGTTCCTTGATTGATGATCGAAGCGATTTAATTTCGTTGATTGCAAGATTGCATCCTCCGACGATGCGTTGATCGTGATTAAAATCTCGCTCGACTTCGAGCCAAATGAGGGGATCGTGACGAAGTTTGATTGGGTTCTCATAATCCATTCTTGTAATTCCTCATTTCAATTTTCATTTCAACCACGGCAATTTCTGCGTGTGTTGCGTCAAGATCCGCAAGCCTTGCCATCAACAAGACTTCAAGTGATTTGTTGTTGCGCCTGAAATCAGCCCATGCCCTGTTTTTGACATCTCGATAATGCCACAGGTTTGTTTGTAGGTCTTGCAAAGTTTGCCCCAATTCGTTTTTATATTCTTTCCATTCTTGTGCGTTCATTTCGCCACCTGAATTCTGTGTGCAACCATTCCAATTGCGGATTGGTTCCATTCGGATATGTTTGCTGGGAGTGGGCTGACGATGTACTTCTCTGCTCGAAGTGCGTTGACGAATGATCTGACAATTTCCCTTGGCGTTGACAGGATGAGGTTGAGTAGTCCATTGTCTTGGGCTGGATCTTCCTGCGAATGGTTGCGAACTCGACCACCGACTTGCTTGGCATAGGACTCGGCTGTGGTTCGGTCGGGGCAGTCGGTCGAAAACTTGTAGGGCAATCCTGTGTGTTTGGATGGTCGCTCGAAGTCAACCCACCACTTTGCGCTGGCAGGTGTTGGACCTGAGGGTCGAAACCGTCTTGCCTCTTCGATCTTGCCGTAGGCTTTGAGGATCTGTGAGATCTCAGGAGTCCATGACGCGCTGGACATCTTGTGGTCATCAATTGCGTCATAGAGATAAACCTGATTAAGTCCACGGAGTTGCTTTTTAAACATTTTCCGCAACTCGTTGTTCTCATCACCCCAGTCGGCTCGACTCCACATTTGACGGATCCTGATCTCATTGTGTTCCCAAGTTCTTTCGTCTTGCATATGTGCCTTTCTTAAAAGTTAGATTCCAAATTCCTAGGAAACGCCGTAGAGACATTCTGACGCGTTCCTCCTCGTTCCTGACTCCGTGATAGCCAATTGGTCAAGAAACGCCTCCAAAGCCGTTTACGGGCTTGCGTTGGGTTGCTGATCAACCACTCGGTCATCTTTTGCAACTCCTGTTCGATGTTGACGGCTGGGAATGCGACATTCCAACCTGCTCGGTCGATGTCGTTGATGCCAACCCAACTCGTTTCAACTGACCAAGAAATGTGGTCGGATTTGGTTGCTGGCTTTTTTAAAGATTTTTCGCTCTCCGCAATTGGAGAGAGTAATTCCCTTTGAATTGTATTTGGAGTAATTGATACTGTATTGGTAATAGCAATAGCATCTAGCATGGGATCCTCTAAGGATCGATTAAGGATCCCACCGTGGGATCCAACAAGGACAGGTTTTTTCCAACGAACTTCGTTTGCCTTTTGCGATCTTTCAGTCATTTTCTGCGATGATTCTAGCATTTTCTGTCTCTCCTCCTCGACCCTTGGGTGAATCAGGACGACATCAGAAACGGAAGGAATCCTGACTGCTTTCCAACGAGCAACTGCTTCAGAAAGCGAACGGAAATGTTTAAAATTTGTAATGGCTTTGAGTTTCTTGGGGTCACTTGGACAGTATCCACGGTCCCAAGAATAGAGGATCATCCTCATGTGAATGCCGAAAGTTTCAGCCGACATATCGCTGCAAGATGCAACGATGTCGGACACCCAAAGTTTGATCCACGGACTTTTATTCATACGAATCCTTTATTCAAAAAGGGCAAGTGCGGTCTGGCTCTCCACCGCACCTGCCCACGGTGGTCATTCCCAGTAAACTTCTGCTTGCCGTCTGTAGTTTTTCAGCACGGTGTGTTCGCCCTTGACAACAAAATGCTTGTCCTCAAACTGGCAAAAATTGTTCGGCAACAATGCAAATCCATTGTGCCGATTACAGGCGATTAGATTCAACGGCTTGTGTTCGGCTGGATACATACTAAACCCATCACTCCAGTCAAGCACGATGCCAGTGTGCCGTCCTAAAACCAAATTCTTGCGGACATCAGTCACCATCAGTCCTTCGAGATATTCAGCATGAAACGCACAAATATCATTGCCCATTGCAGCCCAAGGAAATAGCGGTGCATCAGAATCAACAGGCAGTGGGCAGTCCTCATCGAGGCAAACATCTTTGACCGCAACTCCAGTCCAATTTGCGCCAGTTTCAAGCAAGATGTTGGTCATAACATGCTGCCCCAAACGAGCATAAACCCCCCACCAAATGCCTCTTGTAAAGCCATCTTTGACCTTGCCGTCCGTGATAACCCAGTTGGGAACACGGACATACAAATGAAATGGGAGGTTTGCGTGATTCAAAATGGCACATCATCTTCAGGCTTTACAGCAACTGGAGCCTTCTTTGGTGCTGGCGCTGGTGCAGGTGCTTTCACTACTACGCTTGCCAGTTGCCGAGTGATTTCATCATGGTTCTCTTGACGAGGAACATATGCAGGAGCATCATCATTGATCTGTCGTGATGGCATTTCGCCATCCTTCGGCGGGAACATGGACAGCAAGATCGATTCGCCACCCTTGCCAGTTAGATCAGGCACACCTGCGGGGTTGAACCAACGCGCAAGCATAATGAACTTGCCGCCATCGTCGTTCTGCATGACGGCTCCGACATTCTGCCAGCGTCCTTTTTCTTTGCCATCTGCACCTGTGTACTTGCCAATTTTCGCACATAAATCATAAATCTTAGTCGTCATAATTCTCTCCAAAGTTGGGGTGAATAGAAACCTGAACATAGCCACCGATACTGTCTCTCGACAGGCTGGCGGTGACTGACATAAACTGATTGTCATCGATTCCAAGCGCATCGCACATGCCATCCAGCCCAGACTTCATACGGGCAATGAGGTTGTCTCGGTCATAGTGTCGGCGATCTGGCGGCACAAAGACCATCGTCAGGTCGAATTGCTGACCAAATTTTGCCTTCTCTGGATGCTGATCCCTTGTTAAAAGGTGGCATTTCGTGCGATAATTCGCCTTTGCTTTTGCTAATGCAGCCCAGTGTAAACGCTTGTTTGGGCTTAATTCTGTGGGTGGAAATGGTAGTTGCAATTTAATCACGGGTACCTCTCTTGCATACGATAACGACATTTCAATCAATCCGTCAATACATTTTTTAGACAAATAAAAAAACTTTAATTTACACTAAAGTACACTTGACATACTTGCCGATACCTACTACGATTCGGCTATGTGGAACTCAAACACTTTACAAGGAGCATTATGATTTTATGCATCGGTTTTATCGTCGCACTCGTTGCGGTCACTTGGTTTCTCAATGATTCGTCAATCCCTGACGATGTCGTCAACACAAATTATCAGAAAGGAAAGCACAAATGAAACGAATGCACCAAGGCTCAGAATACATGGAGGCTGTCGTCGATCTTCGAGACAAGCCTGAACTTCAAAGAGGCATAGAAAAAATTGCATTTTTTAAAAAGCACAATTCAAACGACGAAACGATTGACATTTTTCTTAAATTCTTTGATGACCTAGATCAATTGATTAAAGAAGCAACCAAGGAGGACGAATGAAACCAACAATTGAAAAGATTGAATTTGTCAACACAGAATCTTGGCTGCAAGAACGGATGAAAGACATCACTTCAACCGAAGTCTCTGCGCTCTATGGACTCTCTCCATATCTCACCGAGTACGAACTCTTTCACACCAAGAAAGATGGTGTGGTCGTCCGCATCGAAGAGAACGAGCGCATGACTTGGGGCAAACGCCTTGAGTCGTCAATCGCAATTGGTGCAGCCGAAGATTCGGGCTGGACTGTCAGCAAGTTGGGTTGCTATATGCGCCAGCCTGATGCAAGGATTGGTTCGTCGTTCGACTTCATCATCGACGCTGGACATTCTTCAGGAAAGCCAGGGCTTCTTGAAATCAAGAATGTTGACGGGCTTGCGTTCAACAAGAATTGGATCGATGACGGCGCTGGCAACATCGAAGCGCCCGAACATATCGAACTTCAAATTCAGCATCAGATGGAAGTGGCTGACATTGATTACTGCGTCCTTGTTGCATTGGTTGGTGGCAACCGCAAGGTGTCCATCACTCGACTTCGAGACCGTGAAATCGGTGCGGACATACGCGCCAAGGTCAAGGCGTTTTGGCAGCGAGTTGACTCAAACAGTCCACCGTCCGCTGACTACACCAAAGATGCAGACTTCATCATTGACAGGCTTAGCAAGAATGTCGATGCGAACCTCATCGCAAAGTCGGACGAATCTTTGGACGCATTGATCCAGCAGTATCGGCATGTATCCGCTGAAGCAGATTCATACGATGACCTGAAGAAGGCGACCAAGGCGCAAATCCTTGAACGCATTGGCAACGCTTCGAAGGTGCTGTCTCCGCTTGGATCCATTTCATGTGGGTTCACGAAGGATTCAGTCGGCACAATGATTACACAAGACATGGTCGGGACCCTCGTTGGGTCTCGTAAGGGGTATCGAATGTTTAAGTTTACAGCAAAGAAAGAAGGCTAAATTGAAGATTTATCTAGTTACGACACGGACTGGCGATCTGCTCATCAGGGCAGAATCAAAGTCGAAGGCGATCAAGGCTTGCACAAGTGACATCGTCGCTCGTCTTGCCACAGCGGAAGACATCCTGAACAACCCTGAATTGCGAGTTGAAGACATGTATTTCAGCCGTTCAGGTCCATACACAACTCACGGAGAGGAGCAAGGACAATGAGTAACGAAATCACAATCAGTCCAGTTGAGGCAATGCGCTCAACACTTGTCAGGATGCAACCTGACTTCACGGCTGCCCTGCCAACGCAGATCACGGCGGAGAAGTTTGTCCGCACCACTATGACGGCGGTGCAGATGAACCCTGCGCTGTTGCAAGGTGATCGGCGCTCGTTGCTGGGTGCTTGCATGAAAGCCGCCCAGGATGGCTTAATGCTCGACGGTCGGGAAGCCGCCTTGGTTGTCTTCGGTCAGAAGATTCAGTACATGCCGATGATTGCTGGCATCCTCAAGAAACTTCGCAACAGCGGAGACCTCTTGACGATCTCTGCCAATGTGGTGTTCGAGAAGGACATCTTCGACTTTACCCTTGGCGACGACGAGAAGATCTCACACAAGCCGTTCCTTGGACGGCTGAAGGGAGACATCATCGCCGTCTACGCCATCGCAAAGACCAAGGATGGCGGTGTCTACCGTGAAGTCATGACCATCGATCAAATCGAGAAGGTCAGGGCATCGAGTCGCGCAAGTGGTGCTGGACCTTGGACACAGTGGTTTGATGAGATGGCAAAGAAGACTGTCATACGCAGACTGTGCAAGCGATTGCCATCGTCAGCGGACATCGATCAAGTCTTTGCGTCCGAGGCTGAGGTGACTGGCTTTGCTCCTCCAGTTCAAGTGCAAGAGTCCATTCAACCAGCCCCTGCCAGCAGACTCAAGCAGTCAATGGCAAAGGCTGAAGAACAGGAGGTGGGTGATGACGGAGACAACGATGCTGAAGCCTAAAGAGTTGGCGGCTCGGTGGAAGATCACCGAGCAATGCCTAAAGACCTGGCGGTGGAAGCAGATCGGTCCACCCTATGTAAAGATCGGTGATCAGAAATGCTCACGGATTCTCTACAAACTGACTGACATCGAGAAGTTCGAGATGACAAACAGTTTCGGCTGATCAAAGATTGGCATCACAAACGAAAGCCCCCAGACCAAATCTGGGGGTTTTCGCATGACACAAGTGGATGGCACAACGCCAAACAAAGAAAGATCAGTCACTATGGTAGATCAGTTTGTGGTGGAGGCGTGTCCACCGCCTCGCACCATGCTTTGCGACGAGCATTACTCGCCTTGATTTGTTTGATCGTTTCTGGTGTGTCATGAGAAGACCAAGTAATAGGAACCCACACAGCGCACTCAGTCCCGCTTATTGCCATCGTCTTCGAGCAACCCACCATCAGTATCACTGCGCTTACAAGAAGCAATGCCAGCATCTGTCGCATCTTTTAATTTCTCCTGCGCTTTTCTAGCCTGTTCAAGTGAAGATTCCATCGACCCACTTTTTTTTGCCGTAGACACCAGCGTTTGAATGATCCAACCAACGAGCAGAATTGCTCCAATCGCCAAGAAGATTTCAATCACGCCTTCTTCGCCCAAACAGACCAGGCTGCGGTTGCGAGAGTTGCCAATGCGCCAGCGATGATCTCGACATTCGCTGCGTCAACCATGCCCTTGCCAATAAAGTAACCGCCAACTGCTGCCACGACTGCCCGAACGATTCCTGCAATTTGATCTTGTTTCATCTGTATCTCCAATTAAGGTGTCCGATCCAACCTCTTGAACAACGCGTTCAAGGTTGCCTCCAACTTGGTAAATCCAACTTTCATGTCTTCTTTTAGTTCACGAACCTCTTCTTTAAAATCATCCTTGCGTGTGTAAACCACTGGAAGATCTCGTTCAATTTGTCGCAAGTCTTTTTTGAGTTCGCAGATCGCATCCCAAACAATTTTAAGTACCCACCCAGCACCTGCACCAGCCGCTGCGAAGATCCAATTTAGGACTGTCTGATCCATGTTCATTTATGACCTCATGCTTCCAAGGACTGAAATTGCAACATAACAAGTTGCCACGTACTCACCTGTCTTTACGCCAATCGTGTACCAAGTCAGGTCAGGCTCAAATCCTACATCCTCAGAAGTCTTTGTCCACTTGTCTACATCATAATATGTAATGCCATCCCATGACCTTTGGACGGTCACAGTTGTGCCTCCAAGTGTCCCTCCAGCAGCGTTGGAAATTGACACATTGAACCAGCCGTTGATACCAACTGGAGTCGTCCATTGGTTTTGCGCGGTAATTGATCTGGCTGCTTGAATTGGCATTGTTGTTTATCCTATCGCAGTTCCAACGTTGTCAATCGTGTTTGATCCGATAGGGTAAAACCGAAGATACGAACCAATTTCAAGTGTGTTCGTTCCACCTGGTGCTGCGCTGAATGTGATTTGAGGCACAACACTTCCACCAGCATTGACTCTCATAATGCCTTCAAATTTGACAACATTAAACGCAGTTGCATTTGTTGCATTCACAGCCCCTCCACCAACAGCAGCGAAGAAATTTCCATCCTGCGCTCGTACTGCACTAGTTGGTGTAGAAGCCAATGGATATGACATGGTCGTCCAAGTACAATTTGTGATCGTTGCGGTTGTCAACGCAAAACTCATTGAGATTGTGTGAGTCGTTGCGCCCGTTGTTTTGATTATGTACAGACCGTCAAACATATAAGTTGTCGAAGCCTGTACAGTGATCGTGTCAAAGCCAACTGGAGAAAAAACATTTTGTGCAGTTGCGCCACTTGTTAGTGCGGTTGCAGACGATGGGCAGATGACTTGTATTGTTGGCGTGACACCTGTTCCTGCTGGAACTACTGATTTAATTGCAAGTGCAGTTGCACTTGGAGCAGAAATAAGTGCGGTATTGTCAAGAGTTAGAGTTCCAAATAGTTTGGTCTCTGTGGTGGACGATGTGCCGATGACTGTTTTGTTTGCACCGATCCCGATTGCCGACGATCCGATCACAATCGAGTTGCTATCGCTGTTGTTGAGTCCTCGTGATCCTGTTCCGATGTAGCACGAGTTGCTTGATGTTGTCAACGCAGTTGTGCCATCTGCCTGAAACTTTCCAGCGATGTATCCAATGCAGATATTGTTTGTACTTGCACCTGCCAAGTGGTATCCGCTGTTGGAACCGATGCCAGTATTGTTGTCCCCCGTAACGTTGTAGAGACCTTCAAGCCCAACGCTGACATTGTGCGATCCACTTTGATTTGTGTAAATTGCATTGATTCCAAGCGCACTATTCCAACTTCCTGTGCGAGTATTGAGCAAGCAATTTTGACCGACACTGGTGTTTCCGTTTCCGCTTGAATTCCAAAATCCAGACTGATATCCAACCATCGTGCAACCTGCTGATCCTGCAGTTAACTGTGTTCCCGTGCTTGCGCCGAGCGTGGTGTTGTTTGTTCCTGCTGCACCAAGTCCTACTCTGACCGTGTTGATGAACGAGTCCTTCGCAATTCCTGCGCCACCTGCGACAATCAATGCACCTGTGGTTGATGATGTCGATGCGGTCGTGCCAGTTAATGTAACTGTGGGAGAATCAACAGTTATTGTTCCATTTGGGCAATTTATATTTAATAATTCATTTGGATCATCAATTTGAATTGCAGTCCCGTTTGCAATAACACCTATGTCTCCAATGTCTACAGTACTTTCTACTGAGTTTAAGACTAAGGCTGTGTTTCCATAGGCTAAAATTTCTGATGCTCCAGCACCATCAGGACCAATTGTAAGATATCTAGTTGGATGGCTGCGAACCCTAAGAGTTTCAGTTGCGCTGTCGTATGTCAATCCTGCGTTTGCATCCAACACACCCGCGTTGTTGAATTGAACTTGAGTGTTGGAGCCACCAGCGGCAACCGTCCCAATAATCGAGCCGTCAACCGTAAGATCGCCCCCAACTTCAACATTGTTGAAGGTTGGGTTGCGACCGAATACACCGCCTAAGTTCTTGATCATTGTGTTTTTTGTTTTATTAAATACATGCTGCACCAAACAATGTAACTTTAAAAACACAATCAGCAATACCGTTAGATGGAGTACTTGTTGTATATCCCAATGTTGCAGACAGTGACAGAACTTGAGTATCTGTTGCTCCACCACTTAAAACAGTTAGTGTTGGATTTGGGTCATTTGCAGTTCTTCTTGCTGCAACCGTAGCATAAGATGTTGCTGGTGTAGTAACTAGATATTCACCAACACCAACCACCGTATTTATTTCTGTTGCTGTATTTGTCCTACGAGTTACGCTAAACACCCTCTTTTGAGTTTTTCCTTGGTATTGACCTGTAGCAAGACTGGCTGCGTTACACAACACTTCTACTAAAAAACTTTTATGTCCATTTGCCAAAGACATTTGAAATAATTCTATTGCACCATCTCCACTACCAGTAAGCCAATATTCCTTGTATTGAACATCTGAAGTCAAGGCTCTTCCACCAAGAACAACAGATGCCAAAGGCTCAATGCTTGTTGTGCCTTGCAATAATTTCATATTGCTTGTACTAATTGCATCTTTTTTAAATTCTAATCGAGATAATCCATTGATTGTATTATCTTGTGATATAAGTTTGTCTTGATCGTCTGTTGAGACATATCCAATAATGCTGCGTGAATAATCAACATATGCACTTCCATTCCATCCAGTGCCAACAAGCACATTATTAGTGCAAATACAATTCCTAAACTCAGCATTTGCAAGAACACCAGTACCAAAGTAAATCGTGCCTAAGTAAGCAGAGACATCTGGAGATGATCCAGTTGCCCCATCCGATACTCCAGACTTAATAGACAAATAATTGCCATCAAAAAGAACGGTTTCAACTTCCTCAAAATAAAACGGATTTCTAATTATTCCATATGAGTAAATACTATTATTGTTAAACAAAAATGCGTTTGTATCAAATTCAACTGTTCCACTTACTGCCGTGGCGTGATATACCAAATAATTTACAGAGCCAATATGTGCAATGTTTCCAGATACGGTGCTTTGCATTCGCCCTTGCCCAGTATTGAATTGAAACAATACAATTGTATCTGCTTGTGATGGCGTATTTTGAACAACATCATAAATAATGTTGTTTGTAATAATGTATTTTGCGTAAGATGTATCAGGAACTTGTGTAGAAGATGTGTCATACCCAACATTAATAACTTGCATTCCACCATAAGATGCAATACGAGAATAGAATGCACCACTTGGAGCAGCAATAGAAGCATCGTTCCATGCTCCATTCATTCCAGAAATTATATTATCGCTGACAATTGCTCTACCGCCAGGAGTTAATTGAAGTCTAACAGCAGATACAATGTTGTCTTTAATTATGTTATTTGTTACGACAAGATTTAATCCTGCGTGTTGATCTATTCCATATCGGTTATTACCAATAACTCTACAATTGTCAATGCGAATATTTTGTGTTGTGTATCCATATAATGCAGAACTTGCATAACCATAACCAGTCAATGCTCGACGAGAATAATACTGGGCTTCAGTCATGCTTCCATCTGATACTCTGCTGAGATTTGGTCCATTATAGGTAATTTCACAATTTTCAATAACAGCACCATCAACAAATATTAAATGAATTCCAGCAAAATGATTTTCTGTAAACTCACAATTACGAGCAGTTAAGTTTGTTGTGTATCTAACATTGGGTGACCCGCTGTAGTTTAAATCATCAAACCAAGAGTTTCTTAAACCACACGCATTAAACTTCTTTATTTTAATTGAGTACAAACTAAGATTGTCAACATTGAATGCATGTATTCCACTTATTTCTCCAGCATCGTGCGAATATGCTGGGTCGTAAATGCTCCATGTGGCTTTGTACTCAAGCGTCATGTGAGAGAATCCAACATTTTCAATTACGGTTCCTACACCTGCGCTATTCTTAAATCCAAATAACGATTGACTTTGTTCAAATGCAGGAGTACCAAGACCATCGTTTGCAGTTGCGTTTGTTCGCTTAATTTGTTCGTAATAATAGTAAATGTTTGTTGCATCAATACCATCACCAACCAAGTTGATATTTGAGTGGTTGATTAACAATCTTGTGTTTACTCTGTATGTACCTCTTGGGAAATAAAGAGTTCCAGTCGTTGCTGTGATCGCCGCTTGAATTGCTGCACTGTCATCCGTCACGCCATCACCTACCGCTCCAAAGTCCTTAACGCTGACGGTGTCCTTTAGTTTGGCATCCACCGTTCGTGCCGTTGCGCCTGTGCCAGTTTGACGGAACCCGCTCAAGCGCGATCCTGCTAATGAAACCGATGCGTTGGCTAGGTCTGTTCGTAGCGCGGTGTCCGTTCCACTGCCAGACGAAACAGATGGCAGACCACTTGCATCGTAAACAAAGTATTTGGAAGCCCTGTCGGCTGTGCCTGGCGTTGTCATATCCAACACGCCGTCCGAAATTGGAATCTTGATTGCGCGGTCTGTCTGGTCAGCCAATTGCTGGATCTGAATTGTGGCTCGATCCAAAGCGTCCGTAATGACCTCAGGGTAGAAACCACCTTGGTTGGTCAAATCGGTGGGCTGGAGGTTGGCAATGTCGCTGGTGGCAGTCAGTTTGTACAGGGCAAGCAGCGGTGTGACTAGCACAATGTTGCCGCCAGGGTTACTGTCTTGATCGCCATTTAGGGTGATGGTGTAATCGGTAACAATGGTCAGAGTCGTTTCAATACCAGTCGAAATGGTCAACCGAATGACTTGCACATCAGCAGCGTCAAACACTTTGTATGTGAACGGAAATGTGGTCGTCACACCATTGCCTGTGAACGGTCCTGCAATTCGTACGGTGCTAGAAATAGTCATATGTGTCCTCTAGTTTGAATTTAGAATCTTCGAAAAGAATATGGGTACCTGTATCATTTTCTGACACCAAACAATGGCGCTCGTAGATCAGTTGTTTCTTCTTCCATCAACGCTTCGATCCCATCAATCGTTCTGTTGACTTGAGCCGATGGGAGACCACTTATATCTCCAATAAGATTGATTGCGCTTTTTCTAAATGCACTATCAAATTCGCCCTGACCAAACTGCGTTGCAGCCGTGTATGTATCTTTAATAGTTCTGAGTCCAGCAGGTCCGCTGTATCCCATACTTGGCGCTGAAGGATCAATCATTGTCCTGGCAATTTGCGAGAATTCTCTTGCGACAACCATTGTTCCCATCAGATATTCAATCTGCTCAATTGAAAGATCCTTTGCCATTTGCTCCAAATCGAATTCATCGTCGTCATCTTTTTTGGGTCTGAGAAGTTGTTTTAGCGCATAACCTAAAACAACTGGGACAACAAAAAGCATTACATACTTAGCAGCCAATTTGCCCCGTTTCTTTTCTGTCATTGTTTCAACCGCAGCGTTGTTGTACACGGTGTTCATGTATCCATAAAACACAGTAAACAATTTCGTTCCAGCGCCACCTCGTTCAACCGCAGAAAGGTCTTTAATCATACCAGAACCCTGCGTATCAATAACAGTTTGATCTGCAATGTCTCTTGCTAATTGTTCATCTGGATTTATTTCAAGTTGCTTTGCGTATGCACCAATCCATGTCGGGACATCTACACTCCGCTGCATTTTCATCATTAGAAAATATGTACCCATTCTGACTCGTTTCATTGCAGCGCTTTGACCCTGAACTTGATTCCTAAGTTCATTCAACTCTCGAAATTGAGTCCTTGACCTGTTTGCCATAAAATCAGAAAGTTCGTTGACTTCTCGAAATGCACCTGTTCCGCGTTTCATTACTTGCATAATTCCATAGCCAATATATTTTGGACCAACTCGAACAATGCTTTGATTGAACCCAGTAACTTGAAGAACAGCGCTTTGCAAATTAAAGCCAAGTCCAGCCGAACTAACTCCTTGCCGCAAGAAATTCAATGCAATGTCGGCATCTGTGTCCATGCCCTTTTCGCCAGCGGCAACATCTTTGATCCAAGACTTCAATTGATCCTTAAACGCTGGACCGTATCTCTCTCGAATTTCTTTGTCGAATGCATTGTCACGCATAAGTTTGTTGGCATCAATTGTCCATTCACGCCACGACAGATCGTGAATAACTTCATTTAGTCCAGAATAAAGCGCTGAAAGATTCCTAATAAGTGGTCGATCAACTACTTTTTCTGCTCGTTGCTTTGAGTATGCGCGACTTGTTGTTGCGCTGATATGCGCTGCTCGTAACAAGTCTTTTCCCTTTTCTGCATCTTCATAGTTTTCCGCTGCAAGACTTGCCATTGGATCATATTTTGCTGGGTAATAGCCGCCCCTCAAACTTACAGTTTCACCACTCGAAGACTTTATTTGAATTGGAGTTGGCTCAATAAAGTCAAGATCCTTGCCATAAATCTTTCTTGACATGGCTGAAATTTCACTTTTGTATGTTCCAAAAAGATCCCAAATTTCTTGTACAGCGTTCAGTTCTTCAGTTGTCATTGACTCAAGAATTGGAATGACCTGTTCAAGAGTCCAACCATATCCATCAAGCATTCTTTGAATGTTTCCTTCATTTCCCATATTCAATGCAATGACAAGTTTTTCTTCTCTGTTCAGGCTTTCATTTACAGAAACAAAGAATTTTCCTTTTCCACCCATTCTTCCAGATTTAAAAAATGGGTTAAGAATCTTTGATGCTGCTTCCGTAGCAGTTGCCTTCATAGTCGTTTCTTTGTCGCCGCTTTTGTTTGCAGGTCGAATCAAATAATTCCATAGCAGTCCATCATCTTTTCCTCCATCCAAGATTCTTACAACAGATGCAGCCTTGAGATGCGCGGCAATAAATCTTGTTACTTGATTAGTAACTCCACCAATGGTTCCTGATTTCGGTGTTCGTGTACTTGCCTTTCTGTCTCCAGCGTTTTCAATAATGCTTTTAACTATCTCGTCTCTTGTCTCTTTGAAAGCAGCCTTCTTTGCGGCAGTAAGAATTGCGTTTTCATTCTTGCCCATGTACTCGATTGTCTTGACCGCATCGACCAAATCATTGAATTCACTTAGCGTCAGATTTCGATAAGGAATCTTGTTTGTTTGTTCAATAAGTTCTTTAGAAATGTCAACTTCAAGACCCAATTCCACTTGACCTTCAATCCACCTTGCAAGAGAAGTCCGCTTATCCATTTCTTTCAATGAAATGTTCTTCAACTCAAATCGTTCTAAAAGAAGAGCAATTTGATCTGAATTGTCTGCGCCAATCTTCTGCACATTCTTGTCGCTGAGGACATTCCTCAGGTACTTGAGCGACTTCTTAACTTGGTCAAGTGCATCGTTCGCTTCCAGCGCCAACTGCTCCTGTAGGAGTTGCGAACGCTTTGCCTGTGCCGCAACCTCGCTTGGCTTCATCTTGCCGTACTTCTTCTTGTGTGCCTCTGACCGAGACTCTGCCTTTGCCAGTGCCTCATCAGAGACCTTGGTTGCCATCTCAACGGCTTTCGCTTCTTCAGCCCCCTCAGCGATCATCTTGTTGTAGTGACGCGTGTAGGCGGTCTTGGCTGCCGTCTCTGCGCTTTGGCTGGCAAAATATGCAGTCTGCGATTCTTTGGCAGCCCTTGCCGCTGCGGATGCGTAATCTCCTGGCTTGATGTCTCGAAGCCGCTTGGTCTCAAGCATCTGCTTTGCGACAGACTTTGCCGCTGCAATCATTGCACGAACTGGCTGGGTTGCCTTGCTCAGCCACCGCAGTTCGACGGCAACAAGTTTGACCCTTGCCTCGTTATGGACTGCCTTGTCAGCAGCCGCTTCGACAGCCTGTGGAGAATTGAGTTCCCCGTTTTCGATTTCCATACGGTCTTCGGTGATCCCATCAATGACCTCATCCATTGGCTTTGCGTCAAGAATTGCAAGGATAAGTTCGTCGCCAGATGAATAGTTGAATCTTTCTGAAACAATGTCTGGGTGGTATCCGTCAAGGGCCACCATCCCATTCTTGCCAGATCCAAACTTATCCATGTTCTCTTTATGAACCATAAGTTTGACTGCATTTGCGCTCAATTTATTTGAACCAGTAAATTCAACTTCTTCGCCTCCAGCCGTCTGCAAAATTCCATACTTCAGGAACTTGATTGCTCGATACACATTTCGAGACTCAACTTCCTTCTTGACCTGCTTGCGAATTTCACTGCGGAGTTCTTCTTGCTCGGCTTGTATTTCCTTGACCTTTTTAGCCTTCAGCCTTGAAGCCCATGTTGTCGCAGCAAGACTTTGCTCGTTCAGTTCGGACACTGATTTCTGTGTGGCTTCCGCTCTCATCTGCTGGTATGAAGCCCATTGAGCATCATCCATTCCAGATAATTCTTGATCCCTGAAAGTGTCCTCCATATTCCTTCGCTCTTCGGCAGAACGAATTTGCTCGTCGGTTGCAATCATCCTGTCCATGACCCTGCGGATCTCTCCAGTCATCATTGGAAGATCTGTCCCGAATTCCTGCTTGTATATGGCGTTCAGATCGTCGCGAATTGAAATGTAGATTCTCTTGACGAATTGACTGAATCGTTCAAACACACCTTGCATTTCAATGCTTGGGGATTTGCCTTCTGACAAATATATTTCATGGTTGTATGCAAATGTTTCGTGATGCCTTCTTTGTTCCTCCAAAGTCATTGCATTCCAGTTCGCAAGTCTTTGCTCTGGAGTCTCACCAGCAATTCCAAACCAAGAAAGTGTCGTATCCATATCCTCTCTGATTTGAGATGGAGATTGTGGATCAGAAGCAATTCGACCAAGTACCGTCAAGTTGTAATGTGCAAGTTCGTGGATGAATGTAGTAAAGTCAGACTTACTACCAAGCATCATCTTCAGTTGCTTTGGATTGAAGAATCCTCTTGCTGGTTTGTTTTGGGCGGACTGAGCAAACTCCGTACTAGGAGGTCGAACTAATTGTGCATACCTTGCTTTGCTTGTTGCAGCACGATCCGCTTCCGTTTTAATGTCTTTGGTTTGTATTGCAACTGCTTCATCAGGATTTGAAACTACAACGCCATCTGTATTGGAATATGGCTTTGAATTTCTTTCTTCATAAACCATATAGACAACATCTGGACGACCTCCGTTGTATTGTCCAAACGCATTAAAATCCCATCCAGCAGGAGTGAATTCATCGCTCCATGGGACTCTTGCTACAGCCCTAAATCCGTGGGCTGCGTAGTACACAGGCAGTATTGTGTCAAAGCAATCAAGTTTTGTGCCGCCCATTTGAGTTGCTAGAATCATTGCGCCGCGACCTTCGCGTGAACCTGATTCTGAAAACACACTTACAATGTCGCCGTCTGAAGACAAAGCAAAGCCAGATTTTCCAGACTCTGAAATAAAGAGCCGCTTCTTTGCGTAATCGGCATCCGAATACACATAAACGGCTGTACCAAATTTGCTGTTGGCGTTTACTTTGCGAACAAGATCAGAAAAAGCCTTTATCCCTTCCGCTGTCGGCTCTAGTTCAACATATGGTTGTGCGCTGACTCCTGCCTTTACAAGAGCATCAACTAGCCTTACCCCAGGTGTGTGCGTAGCAACAGTCGCAAGACCGCTTAGAGTCCCTGATCGTCGAGGTACCCCAGATCTGTCGGTGTCAAATTGGAACCCGATTGGATCGCTGCCGCTATTGCTTCTTGCGAATTGAATCCAAGATTCTGATGTAATTCGTTGCCTC